CCAAGCTGCGGGTTGGGTTAAGAGGGAGATTGACCATGAGTCAATTTCAGTTCACGTCTGAGGATGCGGTCGTTGTTGATCGCTTCCTGAAGCAGCTTGAGCGTGGTGAGTTCCACGACCATGTTGCCCCACTTGGCGATTTACGCGCCTGTGTGGATGATCCGACGATCGATGCGGACTTGATCCGTCGTCGATTTGTTGGCGAATTGTGGAGTGCTTGTGAGCTTGAGGGCTCACCAGGCTGGCGGAAAGAGGCGGAGCGATTGCAGTCACTGAATATGGGATCATCCTCGCGATCATTGCCTTATCGGGTTAAGAGACCTGACGGGGGAATGTCATTGCAGGATCGTTTCTATGTTCCGTTTACTGCTCGTGATGTCCATATTGACGCTCGCGCCGCTGATTATGCCGACCAGCAGGTTGCGAAGTTGTGGCCGCGTGGGAAGGCGAGAATTTCTCCAATACCGCTGGATGATGCGGTCTGCCTTCTACGCACAGACACCAACTTCGGCTTTCCGAGATGCACGACGGATCATGAGGCGAACTTCCACTACTACTATCTGGAATCCGCCAGATTGGAACTTGGGGGTTTCCCGCTCGCAGAGGCATCGGACTATCCGTGCGTTGGAACATTTCGCACGGCAGCTGCGGGTTTTCATCAGTATGCGAAAAGTCGTGCGCTGTCAATGTACAGTCGCGTTCTCGTTAATCACGAGAAGAGATTCCAAGTCCCGTTCTTTCGCGCTTTCCGTGAGCTTAAACCGTTCGCGGCGTGGCGAGGGCAGGGGGATGTGGATCGCGCCGTGACACAGATGCTTGACAGCAACCCAGGAGCGTTGAAGTTGTCACTTGACTTCACGCAATTCGATGCAAGTGTGCCACCTGAAGTGCTTGTTCGGTTCTTTGGGATTATGGCATCCTGGTGTACTTCGGAGTCGAAATGCGCTGTAGACTTCCTCGCTGAAGCCTTTATGCGCACGGGGATTATCCTCCCTGATGAGGTCCTGAATGGAGCTCAGAGGTTTGGGGGTATTCCCTCCGGTTCGGGATGGACGAACTGGGTCGGGAGCAATGTGAACTTGTGGGTCTTGCATTATGCCGCACGAAGGTGCGGTGGTTCCGTGCTTGACGTGCAAGTGAATGGAGATGATGGTCTCGCTGTGTTTAACAACGTTGATATTCCGTCTCTCTCAGCGGTGCTTCTCGATGAGTTAGGTATGCTGATCAAGATGGACCCTGCCAAGAACCTCGTTTCGGATTGTCAGGTGCGGTTCTTACAAATGGAACACCACTCTGAACATCGCGTTGATGGTTTGGCCGTGGGTTTTCGACCGGTGAATCGTATTCTGGTCAGGATGACTGGCCATGAGAGACGACTCCCGAAGAAACGTCTTGGGCTGCGTGATGCCCCACCTACACGGTGGAAGGGTGTCTTCAATACCTATCGGTGGCTGCAGCAGATGGAACCAGCGAAATACCAACCTAAGGTTGTTCGTGATGGGCTCCTGCTGTGGTTTCATGACAAGGACCAGGTGATCCAAGAGGTTTTGTATGCTATTGAGCACGACCTCCCAGAGGTCTACGTGGCCTGTGCAATGTTGTCCTCAGGGGATGAGACGGTTGAAACCGTGTCACCCCGTAGCTTCCGCAAATCGTGGGTCGTGGCAGGTCTGCGTGACCTGTACGGTCTTTAAGACCCATGCAGTGTTCCGTGATGAGTGTTTCGTCACGGGTGACTTCTATGTTTAGGGCTGGTATTTCAGCCCGTTTATCGGAGATGTGTTCATGCCTCGCAATAAGAATAGGAAACGTCGTGGTAATGGTGGTGCTGTAGTACCTTATGCTAGAATGCGGCCTCAGATCTCTGATTGGCAAATTGGGGGAATCACAGTCGCGAGCAACGGTACCCCAACGACGGGTGCAACGTCGGCAACGTCTTGGAATCTGTCTTCCGGAATCGCTGCGGCTTCGGACACCCCTCAGGGGTTCCTTGGTGCACAGATTATTCCGGCTCCGGGTACTGTTACCACAGGGGTTGGGCGCCTGCGTATCGATAAGATAAAGGGCATGGTTGCCTTGGGCGCCCCAGCCACTGCTGGTGATCACTCTTTTGCGGTGGGAATCTTCGTTTCTGAACTTAACACCGCTCAGAGCGCTTGGGACATGCGTAACCCCCTTAGTCCCTCTGACGCTGCGCGGGATGACTGGTTCTTCCTGCAAGGCGCTACTGCAGAGCTCCCGCAAGATGGTTCGGCTACAGCAAATGCCATTTTGGCCATCGAGCTAGAACTGGCGAATCCACTGATTATCGGTGGTGGCCAAGGTTTGATGGTCGTCGCTGCTTATAACGGGGCGGTCACGGCTCAGTTTTACACCGCCTTTCGGACCTTAGTCAGTGCAGTCGCTTAATGGCTCCACTGACTCTCCGAAA